CCTCTATGATGGTGATTATGCATATGATGTCTATGCTGCGAAAATACTGGTAAAGAAAACATCAATAGGCATAACGATAAAATAAGTTTTCTCATATTAATCTCCAGGTTATTAGAGTCGGTTTCCCGACTCTAATATTTATACTCCTCCGTAACGGTTTTCGTATTCTAGCCTAGCTAAAATATATTCCTTAACTATGGAAGATCTTACTATATCATCCACACCAAATTCAATAGTTTTAAATGAGGGCATATATCTGCGATTACCATAAATTTCTTTAATCCCGACATATCTGTTTTTTTATAGAGGTCAGTTTGTCTAAAATCACCGCAGAATATTATTTTTGATCTTTCTCCTACTCTTGTTATTATTGAGTTAAGTTCCATATCTGTCATATTTTGAGATTCATCCACAATTATAACAGAATCATCTAAAGTGATACCTCTAACAAAAGATGTAATCATAAACTGCACCACACCTTGTTCCTGAAGTCTCTGGAAGGCATCTGATCTACCAAATAAATCATCACATATATCAATATAAGGTGCCTTGTATACTTCAGTCTTTTCTTTTTCGTCCCCAGGTAAATGCCCTATTTCCCTCGACGGCACGGCTGACCGCACTATAACAACTTGTTGAAAATGATTACCCTTGTCTAATACTTCTTCTAACGCTTTATATAAAGCAATGTATGATTTGCCTGTACCTGCCAAACCATGTAATAACATAATTATTGAATCTTCGTAAAGTTCAAAAAATCTCCTTTGGTTATAAGTTAATGGCTCAACTACCTTAAGGTCATCTATTCTCAGTTTCAATTTATTTGTTAAAGTTATCTGAGCTTGATTGTTTAAGACAGACTGTAGTTGTGCGTTCTTTTTTGCCATGTATGCCCTCTTAAAGTGTAGAGAGGGCAATAACCGTTTCAGCTATTACCCTCCCAGGAGACAAGTTTTAGAATTGTAATCATCGTCTTGATAATTTGTCCGCCAAGTTGCTTTTGTAATTATTATTTGCAATCTTAGACAAGACTTCTCTAAACCCACCATCAATTGTTTTGACCCCAAGACGAACCGGGTCAATCAACGCATTACCACCTTGATGATGTGTCTCATAATTCTTTGATTTACATTGAGGGCACTCTTGTTCTGCTCTATCTTTTATTGAGCAAACCACATCAAAAATATGATCACAATTGCTACATTTAAAACTATAACTAGGCATTAGTCCACCATTTGGGAGTTTCTCTTAATTTCCAAGATGCCAAGTGTTGTTTGGCACCAACGTAATAATTTATATATGATCTGATACTATCTCCTGTTACTTTATACTGATCTGGCATTGCAGGCGTAGGTTCGGTAAAAGGCCCATTCGGAATATTTGTTGGGCATAACCAAAAATGAGACATCATTCTGTCTGCAGAATGTTTTTTCCCATATCTATATGTATATTCTTGTAATAGATAAAACCAAAGTCGATATAACCATTTATAATTTTCTTTAGATGCCCTAGTCCAAATTCCTGAAGGATGTTGTATATGGCTAGCTTTCCACAATATATTTTCTCTATCATCAGGTAAAAGCCATCTTTTAATGTTTCTATTATTAGCAGTTTTGCCATAATATTCCACACCATCCAACACTCTGTGGGCAGTAGACATTAGTTGCCCATATTCAAGAATCATTTTAACTACATGTTTATCGTTGTGTAATCTCGCACATTCTTTTGGATTATTGTGTAAATAAAAAATATTCATAAACTAATTTTTTCCACGTTATTTAAAATTTTATTTGCTAGTTTAAATGACAAATTGCTAAGCAAATTACTTTGCTTAGCTTTCGTAATTGCATCAACAACTATAGTAGGATCAATTTCAGAAAGATCATTCTCTGTTATTTTAAATTGTAATTGACTAAAAGCATTTACACAAATAATAGTGAAAGATATTTCCTCGTCTGTATAGAGAGGAATTTTGTAACCATATTTTATAACTGGTTCAGGGAATTTATATATCTTAGCCATTAGAGAGACAAGAAGTTGTCTCTCTTATTTATTAAACAAAGCCTATTTTAGCTTTAGGTTTGGCTTTATGCGTTTGTTTATGAAATACATCAGCAATGCTATAGGTATCACTATCAGTAGGCAATTCAGTATCAATAGCACTAGCTAATTTCTTAGCTTGCAGTTTATCTAAATAATTAAATGTTAGGACATCAAAGCAGCGACCAGGACGAACTAGTGCCGGATCAATATCTTTAACTGATGGCAAATTAGTACTGAAGATAAGCTTTTTGTTTTTTGTAGTGATCAAGCCATCACCGACGTTAAGAAACTTGTGCATCACAGTATTGCCTTCATTTCTACTACCCAAGAAATTATCTGCATCTTCCAATACCATGATGTTATTACTACTTTCAATAAAGCGAGCAAACACATAATCTTTTTCCAGCAGCTCAGGATCATAGGTGACAATAGCACTTGACTTAGTGTGCTGCAGAAGACCTCGAATAAAGGTAGTTTTGCCTGTACCCGGGGGACCAATTAATACTAGTACACTCGCAGATGAATGCATATAACGGTCATAATAATCAGTTAACTTTTCATCCCCAAGAAATGGATACATTTCTGATACAGGAGTCTTATCTGTAGTTAATGGGACAGTAACATTGGATCCATCTGAAGAATACATCCATTCAATAAATGATTCAGCTATGTCGAAAGTATCTTTTAGAGTATGCTCAAAATTCTTAATGAAGTTGATTTCACCAATAAGTTTTACTGAGATGTAGGTGCTACTAATATTGTATTTTATAATGGCTTCATTGAAAAAGATAGCACCATGTTCCTCACCTGATTGAAAAATACGAGTACGAGATGCAGTATGATTAGCTACAAAGCTTTTCCAATCTTCCATAGAACAAAGAAGATGCAAAGATTTAAATTGTGTATCTATCCCTGCATATGCCTTTTCAAGCAAAAATTCTGATACAATAACATCCTCTGCATCAGTTGCTGCCATAAACACTTGTCTATTGTCCATATTATAACTGTCCCATGTATAACTATTCATACCTATTCGTTTATCTTTTTTCAGTCTGCGTTTAGAGTCGCTGCCAAGATATCGCTTTAACATACCAGTATTACCCATATTAGTCAATACCTGCTCTAAAGTACGATGTCCACTTATACTCATTTTATTCTCTTTGAGTCGTCTGCAATATTCTTGTCTTCACGTAATTCAATAAAGGTCGGCAGAAACAAGCTTTCTACATTACCTGACTTATCCTGTATACGAGCATTATATTTTACTGTGGCTACTTTTCCTACAACATAATCAACCACAAATTCTTTACGCTGCTCATCTGTGTAACCGGAACCAACATTCACTCGAATAGCTCCGTCATTTGATTCACAAATCAAAGCACCTAGGCGACCTTTATTTTTGCCTGTGCCTTCTTCCCAACCAACGATCATAAGATCGCATTCAAGTTCTGCTTTAAATTTCACTTGATCCTTACTTCGTTTGTCTTCCCAAATACCATTCATAGACTTAAGAATGATACCTTCTTGCCCCTCATCTAAATACTTGTTGAATAGCTTATTGGCAGTATATTGATTTTCTACTGTCTGTGTATCTACGATACTAATAAGATGCTTCAATGACGATTTACTTTTGAAAACAGAAACCTTGTCAACAAGGTTACTAAAACGCGTCTTGTAAGGAATATTGTATTTACCCATCAAGAAAACATCATAAGGAATAGCATCCCATAAAGTAGCACGAACCATTGCACCTTCTTTTGCAGACTGAGTGCCCTTAATTGCTTTAGTTAAGATACCATTTCCGGTTTTGCGATCAAGCGGGTTGCCAACTCCATCAACCACAAGAAGTTCACCATCAAATACGATATCAGTACCATAAATCTTGGCCAACCCAATAAATGCTTCGCCAAATAAATCTGAAGCGATATCCAATTGCCTACCATTACGACTCCTAAATTCTACTTTTCCGTTACGGACGATAGCGTTGAAGCGCATGCCATCCAACTTAAGCTGGACGTATGATGGGAACCCGATTTTGTCAATGAGTTTCTGGTCGAATCCAGAAGCCAGCATGACGGGATAAGTCTTAATGAGTCCGGGCCAGATTTTATTAATGGTTGGTTCGCCGACTCCGCAACGAAGGTCTTGTTTAATGATCCTTTCAATAACGCTGGCATCTTGTGCATCAAGTGACTCCAAAATAAATTTCAAATGGTCAATTGCAGCATTACCAGTCTTGTTACGAGTGGCAAATTGCTGCTCTAGTTCTTGCATAGCCCAACCTATTGCTGCCTTAGCCTCAGCTTTGCCAACAATATAATTTGGGATTTTGCGAATGTAATAACTAATCATAGGATCATAAGCCAGACGAAATGTTTCTTTCAAAACATTGTTACTAGCATGTTGCCGAAGAATCGCTTCTTTAGCTAAACGAGAATTGTCTGCAGCAAGAGCTTCAAGAATTTCAAATACAGTCATCATATTACCTATCAAGAATAAAATACGTTGGCTTGGCGGTCGTTCTTAAGTTTGCGCTTGTACGCAGTCTTGTCCTCTACAATACGAGGGCGATACTTCGGCGTACGAAGATCTTTAGCTACAGGGTTACGGCGCTTTTCGGTTTTCATTATTTTCTCCACTATTTCATTATTATATAGTAAAAAGATATCCGTGTCAACCGAAGGGTTGCTTAAAATTTAAGCATGAAATGGTTGAATTTCAATATTTACCCCAAATGAGATTGAGTTATAATCATGTGGTCGTATTGAAACTGCAGTTTTTGCGTGTTCTATTTTATCCACATTGTCAAAGACGCCAACAATTTCATTTTTTCGAATTCTATTAATTTTATCATGCCAACGTGCTTCTAAAATGTAAACCTCTTTCATGCTGCTTGACCCATTGTAGTAGTATTAGTAATAGCCTGATAGAGAGTTTCAAATTCTTCGTGTTCTTCTAATTCAGTGTTAAAGTTTTGTTTATGATATGTTTTTGCCATACGACGAAAAGTTTTTTTACTTAAATTTTGTTCATCACAAATATTTTTAATTGCCTCTCTAATAAATTCTCGTTCTCCTTCCATTCTTGTCATAGAAGCACTAATTTCTCTCATACAATCATAGATCGCCTTACGATCTGCGGGGCTACTTGGAACAGTCATAATATTATCTCCTCATCGAAGCGAAATCTTTCGCTTGGGTTTCACTAAAAACAGGTTGTAGACAAGACTTGTGTACAATAGATACACCAAGCACTTTGTCCCCGGTATATACGGGATTTTCTTTTTTTGCTGCCACACCTAAACCTGAGTCATGACTTGGAATAAAAGGAGTCTCACGACCGGGAGGAGGTCCTAATTTTGGCATAGGGCGAGTAAGTGGACGTGGAGTCATAATTTTAGCAGTTTTGTCAATTTTTTGCTTCAGATCTTGCCATTCAGCTTTCAATTCTAGTTCACGGCGCTTTGCTTCGGCGCTGGCATACTTAATTTTACCTTTTTTCTTACCGGTAGTGGATAACCAAGGACCAACTAAGTGCATTGTCATGTCAATTCTCCATAATTAAAGACAATTTTATTATATAATCAACAGTTTTACTTGTCAAATGCTCGAAATTTGTGAAAATTGACTGTTCTTGAGTCAAAAACTGGGTCTTTTGGTATATTTGAGTGGTCTGCCCATGTTTCTTTGTGTTCAAGCTCAATTTTTGGCTTGAAAAACCACTTTAAGAGTTTCCCAATACGCTAGTTTTCGGTTTTTCTTCCTTTGCTTTAGCTTTTTTAGCAGGCAATAAATCAGGAAAAGCACTTCTAACTAATTCTTCCTTGAGAGTTTTGTATTTTGTATCTAAAATTTTGTCTTTTGCTAAACAAACTACCTCAGCTTCTTTCCAGTGAAGTCCCTCAAGCATTTGAATAAATAATTGTTCTCGTCTAGTTTTGTTGACATTTTTTGTTGGATCAAGCCAAATATAAAATCGCCTAAATTCTACAAATAAATTAGTTTCTGAGTACCCATCAGGAACTTCTTTATCCTTTTTGAATGGTGGCTCTCCTTCGGGCAATAGCATTTTAATATCTTGATCAAATCCTATCCGCAAAATGCCTCTTAAAATTTGATTATCGTATGATCTAAGTATTTTAACCTTAGCATCTTTACTTGTGGCTTTTTCAACTTCTTCAAAAATCTGTGGTATAGTTGTTTTCATTAAAATTCCTCAATCAACTCCATCATGTTTTTCATTTTATTTGCAATGAAAAAGTTAAGAAGTTTGCTTTTGTCTTTATTCGGTTGAGATAAAAAATTATCAATCACTGCAGATCTAATTGTATCTGGAATCATAGTGAAATCCACTAACATTTTATTACGATTATAATTTCTTACAAAGTCTGGGTCTTTTGGCATAGACTCAGGATTCTTAAACCATTCTTCTAGCTTTTTACTCGAAACAGGTTTTTGTCTTTCTCCGACGACCAATGAGTTGTCTGCTGAGAATACATTTGGGATTCCATCTCCCTTGTCGCCGCGGATTGTATGTTCCAATACATATCTCTCCGACGTTGAGTCTGGCTTAACATACTTTTTCTGAATTGGCGAAAATTGTTTGACATTCTTATACCTTTGTAGTTGTATAAAGTCATGGTCACCAGACACAACTAAAAAGGGTTTCGGATCACCCTCAAATAATGCAGCGTTAGTTAGATCATTAGTCTGTGACCATTCTGCCAAAATGGCGATCACGTCGTCAGCTTCAGCTCCATCTACGTTAATTACTTTGTATGGGAAAAAGCTATCGATTTCATCACGAATAGTGCTAAGGGTTTCAAAAATTAATTTCCAATCAAAGCCAGATTCTTCTCTGGCTTTTTTACGTCCTGCTTTGTAGTAGGGATATACGTCTCTGCGCCAATATGATCTACTGTCACAGGCAATAACTAAATCGCCAAATTCTTTTCCAAATTTTTGCTTGTATCCACGCAAAGAATTTAAAATCATATGACGAAGAAGTGGCATATTTAATTCAACATCTGTTCGGCCACCTATTTCAGCCATTAAGTTAGAAATGGCTGTTTGATTATAATCTACTACTATCACAATTTATCCTATAGTTGTATTATTAATTACATTTGGATCGTTAGTATTTCCTAAACCATCTGAAGTTAAGGTTGCTATTTTTGTACCATCTGACAATGTAACAGTTTCTCCTGTAGTTGATACTGTTTTTCCTGTCTCCGTAGTATACAATGACCCCTCTTGTAGCTTAGCCATGTATTCTACAAATGGTTGTAATTTAGTTTTGATATCCGGTTTGATAGTTTCAGCAAGAACATTATTTCCACATCCGCTCAGCAGATGAAATACAATAGAATTAATTTGTGCAATAACAGCATTTTTAATAGCAGCTTTATTTACTGTTAGCCTAAATGAAGTGTTAAAATTAGTAAATGTATTTTTTAATGTGTTTAACTGTGATTGAAATGCAGTAAATCCAAGACTATTGGCAACTGCTCGTTCTATGTCTGTTACTAATCTATCTAAGTCTTGCTTCTTCGTCAAAATATTGTAGATATTCTGAAGATCTACATCAGGCACATCTGTATTTTTAGTGCATCCATTTCCCAATAAGTCTTGTAAACTACATTGTGCACCATTATCACCGGATGGTGCAGTTACGCCAGATAACAAATTCGTATTAGTAGCTAATGTTACTAATTGTGAATCCATATCTGCTAATGCCACACATTCTTCTGATCCTGCACCAGCTCCAGAACAATCTAATTGTGCTTGCCTCGAGGAAATTGCTGCCCTCGCAGCAGTGATAGATGATGCTAACGGATTTTGAAAAAATTGTTTTTGAAGTTCTGTTGCTAGATTATTAAAGTCATTTATAACTGCAGTAGCCTCAGCAAGAGCAGCAGTTACTGTATCTATAAGTTGTTTAATTTGAGCAAGTTCTGCAGGAATCGGACCTCCTCTAATAATATTAGGCATTCCTGCAGTCAACTGTGTGTACAGTTGTTGTAGGGGAGATCCACCTATCTGAGCTAAAATTATTCGTATAAGTTGGCAGTATGATATTTTAAGTGTTGCCATTGAAAATCCAATAGTGTTTTATAGAACTATTTATTGTCACTTAGTCACTCTTACAATTAAAATATCTGAGGACATTCTACCATTTACATCTCCACCCTTTGTTCTAATATTTTCCATAAACTTGCGTAGTTGTACCTTACCAGCATTGAGTAATTCCCGTAGCTGTTCTGCAGGTTTTCTCAAGGTTTTAATCTCAGACATCTCAGGATCATAATTTTGCAATGCAGAACCCTTTATCTGAATGCCTTGCCCGGATTCTGTACGATATACAGAAAGTTTACGATTCTTCGTATTATACAACCATACGGCAGACGCACCAACAATATCCATTGGTGATACTGAACTAAGATTCAGTTCATCATCCTTCGTTTTAAATTTAAGATTCTTTACTTGTTGGGCGGGCGTCTTAGGTTTTGTAGTACGTGGTTTACGGTTTGCTTTCTTAAATGCCCCGTACTTATTGCAATCCTGAACCATTGTAGCAAAGAATTTGGCAACGTCTTTTCTTGCTGTTTTGTTGTAGTGTCCATAGGCTTCATTTATTTGCGAATCCTTAGCTTCAACTACAGTGATCCATTCACGTAGTTTATTCTTTGCCCATTCCTCAATTTTAGAAACATATGCTTGGGGAATTTCCTTCGCCTTCATATCCGCTTCTAGCGAAAATTCTGTACCATCACAAATATAATCGTCGTATGCACCTTCCAAGGTGCCAATGTAATTAGATATCTTTTCATTCATGGCGTCTTGAATAGACGGTTTATTAGAAACTATAACAGTCTTTTGTACCACGGGAGCAGTAATAGATTCGAGAATAGTAAGAATGTAGTTATTAAAATTTTCTATGTGATAATCACTAAGCTTAGCACCCTTGGTTAAAATGCGAGCAATCCAACCATAGGTCGGTCGGATTTCTTTGTCACTTATCTTGTCGAAATCTTTTAGATCTTCTGCTCTATTTTTTCTAATGTACTCTCTGATGAATTTACGAGCATCTGCTTTGTTACCATCAATAGAATACCAATTCATCGCATTAATGAACTTGACAGCATAACCTTCAGTACCGGCAACAATTTTAGTTGCATCTGGTTCTGCACCAACAACCACATTCTTAGGATTTGCTACCTTCTCTGCTCTTGCCATTACTATGCACCTATGGTAAAATTAATTTCCTTAATGGAATCGTATCTTACAGATCGCCATTCGTTAATATCTGTATCTGTCACTCTGACTACATTCTCACTTGTATGTTTACCTTTACCTGAAGTTTCAGCCACCAAATCACCTCGAGTACTTGCATTCATTTCTCTAATAGTACCATCTTTTTTGACGAAAGTCAAGCGAACTATACCATCATTTAGCAATCCGCCTAACCAATTTTTAAAGGTTTTCTGTTCTTCAACACTCAGTGTATCATACATTATCATTTTAGTAGTCCTATAGCTAGTTTATAATCTTCATGTGTTCTAAATTCCATACTGGGCATTCCCATTGTAGTGGCTTTGTAATTGTACCCAATCTGATGCCTACCCAATGTTTTGGTAATAATATTTCTTGAAAATGTATCCAGTGGCCAAATTTCCATAGTAAGTTCATTAACCGTAAACTGTGGCTTATCTTCCATTGTAACCCCTTTGTCTCGCTTCGTTACCTCGTCTATATGCTTCTGCCTGTCTTCGCTCTCGGGCACCCTGCTCGCAATGACGTAACTCGTTCCATGTTTTGTAAACATTATCGCACTGGGAATATAAACTTCTGATATAAAACTGATTGGTAGTATTGCATCCACTGAGAAACAATGCTAGTATTATAATCTTCTTCATTTGGTCCACTTATCCACTAAGAGAGAATTAATGTTAGTAGCGATGCTTTCTCCCCAAGTCCAGTTATTCAGATACGCCTCCTCATATACTTCGGAACCCACATCGGCATCAATGTACCCACGTATCGCATACGAAAACATATCGGCAAAATCCTCAATATCAATTAGATTATTCAATTGAGTTTTATCAATTATCTCTCGTATCATGGAAACGTTAGATGATCCCTCAATACATTCCTCGATTTCCTCATCATCTAGTATCGAATTTATTCTCATAGTATTTTAAAAATTATCTTTATGTATGTATATAAAAAAGATTACGGCAGCAATAAATCCTCCCATGATAATTAGAAACTCTTCCATATGTATTTAAGTAAAAAGTATGTATAATAAGGAATTGCTATAAGTATGGTAATTGGTATCGCAATTGTATATATAGCAAATCTCATAAAATGATTCGGTTTTAGCGTACAAAATTTTTCTGGAGATTTCGAAATGAGATTAGATTTAGATAGAGAGGGAATAGAATATAGCGACTGTAGAGTATATAGAGATAACGACTTTAGAGTATATAGAGTTCGCGACTTTAGAGTAGAATATAGAGTTCGCGACTGGAGTAGTATTCGCGACTGGAGTAGTATTCGCGACTGTAGGGAGCGTAGTGAACGTAGTAAGCGTAGTAATCATTCTTGGTGAAATCTCGGTTGACGTATAATGTCGGTTTATAGGTATGAGACTCGATTTGGATTCTATATAGTGCTTTTTAGCGACCAGCATCCGAGTCCGTTTCTCGCTCTATTCTTAGAGCCCGAGCCACAAGAGCACCGAGATCACCCCGGCGGAAAAGATTAAACTGTAACCAATCAGCCGATCTAGGGTTTCTGTGACTTTGTCTGCTTCGCTCATGCTGCTTTCCTCTCTTCGTTCGCTTTCCTCACTTCGTTCGCTTCTGTAGCATAGGACCGCTCTATATAGCCCAGGCTGTCTATAAGTTGCTTGAGCATCTCCTCACGGGTGCTCTTTGGAAGATGGTACAACGATTGCTCTACGACCGCTGTCAGTGTGCCGATGATCCGCCAGGGAGTGCTGAACTCGTTCCCAGCGTCCATTGCTGCTGTCGTTGCTACGCGAATCTTGTCTGTCATTGCTAGGAATTCTGCTGTTTTCATCTCTATGTCCTTTTCTTTACCATATCATTATTATATGATCTTATGGTTCCCGAGTCAAGCAACGGGTTACTGCAGTTCCTCTTGTAGAAAGCGAGGACTTAGTTCATTGAGGTCTAGCATGTGGCAAACATCATCATGACTCATGTAGCCCAGACATGCTCTTAGCAACACTTCCATGCTCACCATGTCGTTCTTTACGAGATCTAAAGCGTAGCTACGGGGACAATCGGATACTTTCATCTGCTGCTCCTTGTTCTTTACCATAACCATATACTAACACCGTTTGATACCCGAGTCAAGCAACGGGTTACTCGGTAATGTAACGAAGTTCCTCGATAGCCTCATCCAGAGTGTCGAATCCGGTGGCATCGTAGCTGTCA